CTCCAACAAGGGTCAGATGGGTCGGAACAGGTTTTCCCCAGAGCAGCTGAGGCTTCCTGCTTGCTTTGGTGGGATGATTTCTGCAACAAACAGGAACCTCATCAGCCTGACCTTTAAAGACCTGGAGATCCTCAGATTTAAAACTCTGTTGGAAGAACCTCCCTCAAACCAACAATACACATTCTCAAAAAACATAGAGGACAATGGCAGATCCCTTGGGCTATCACTACAGGAATTGACAGAGATGCTGTCTGACAGAACAAGGGTCCTTAATTTTTTGAACACTGATGAGATAACTAAGAGGGTCTCTCTATACAAGGGTGACACATCAGTGCCATCACCTTTTCATCTTCAGCACAGCAGAATTTTAACGGAAGAGGAGTCATCGATAATTGACAGGATCAGGGCGCTCAAAGAGGCACTTCCTAAGGCTGATACATTGGTTCAGGTGATGAGAAACAGTCTGACGTCGCATGAGCGACCACACAAGGTGACAGATGACATGAGGAGGTTGTACAGAATCCTGTCTTCGGAAGGAATGGTCTCTGCACTATCAATGAGTGCTGACACCTTCACATACATTAAAAAGTTCAAGAGTTTGTATCAGTCTGCATACTTCCAGAGCTCAGCAGAAAAGGTGATTGCAGATCCTGGTCAGCACAATGAGGTGGGGCAGAATTTCAGCTCAACTGAACCTGTTTTTGGAGCAAAGAGACAGACGTTCATGAACCATGTCCTTGGGCGATTGATGAGCGGGTCAGGCACTCAAAACATGGTCCCATTCTTGGAGAGGGCAGGCCAGACGGAGCGATCAATCCCAAGTCTTGATAAAACACTAAAAGATCTAGAATCATGCATCATATTATCCTCCAGAGACACAGAGACAGACAGGATGTATCTCCACAAAGTGGACATGGAGGATTCAGGTTCACACCTCCACTCACGTGCACACCATATCATGGCATTTTTGCTGAGCCCTGAGGTGGAGTTTGACACAGCAGACTACCCCTCATGTTCCAATGTCACATCACTCATATCAGAAGCAGATGCTGTTCGACTGCATGTGATGTCTGAGGTGAATGAGCTAAAGGACCTATCAAACACAGTCAAGACAGAGGTTTCTGAGGCGAGGTGTAAGCTGCTGTTAGATTCCGCCATCATGATTCTCGAGAAAAGACTGGCACCACCAATATCCATATTTGCTCCTTGTTTCCCCAATGAAACACAACAAACCGTTGTTGAGTCGATTTATACAGATGGGTGCATACTGGGGAAACACATAACAATCAGCTCTGGGATCAACCCTGATCATCTAACAATGGTGCCTGATGTTGATCTTGTGCAGGAGGTTTTCTCCCTTTGCTTCAGAGTTCTTGGCCAGAACGCCACCACGTTCCTCAGGTCAATTCGGAACAAGACAGTGAAGGACTCAAGGGGGGGTGTGACGACCATTGAGGGTATCTTGTCAAGATCACGGGATGCAACAACAAAACTCACCTCTATGATTTTCAAAAGAATCCAGAGTATGCTGATGATCATAGGGAATGAAGAAGCCCTGGCAGAGGTCAAAAGATGGCTGAAACTGAATTGTTCTGAATACTCAACCAGCAGCTCGGGAGAATCCGTGAAACACCAGTTCAGAATGGGGCTCACAAAGAACATCATCATTGAGGTGTCAGATGGGTCATCAATGATTATAGCGGAGGACATGTCGCCTGAAGAATGTGAGCTGGGGATAAACTGTGTAATATGGAAGACCCAGCAGCGGAACAGCCCACTTCCGGGATGGCTCAAGAGAGCCCATGATTCAGGAAAATTGGGGGGAGCTGTTCGATTCCGT